TGCTGTATTATTGCAGTTTTATTAAATCCGTAATTTGATAATTCTATAATATCGTTTAATGTTAAAAATGTGTTTTTATCTAAAAATGCGTATCCTCTTTGATTAATACCAGTTTGTGCTTGAAGTTCTTGTCTATCTTTAGTTTCTAGCCAATCACATTGAGAATCAATTATTTTTTTTGTAAATTTTTCATAAACAGGTCCATTTAAATATGAATTTATTTTGCTGTTATGACTTTGTCCTATATATACATAAGTACGTTGAATTTCTATGTCTGAATTTGAAACTTTTTCATTATGGTGGATAATGGAAATATTTTCTGATTCATCATGTACTAAATGGTTTAATCCATGTTCTGCAATTTCAGCTATTATATGTCCTATTTTAAAGCTTCTATTGCAACTTGAAGCTATTTTTAAAAAGTAGTTTATTTTATCTAGATTATCTTTACTTAATATATTACCTTTTGCATTTACTAACTTTTCTTCAGCATTATCATATTTATCCGGGTTGTTATGCTTTGGACGTACTTTTCCAGGCATATTATTTCCACTTCCTAGGGTAAAAAGTATAAAATTCATGGTATAATTGTAAATTGTAAACAGGTTAAATAGATTATAGGTTTTAAACGTGTGTTTGTTTCAAACACATGCTTCTTTCGTCGTATAAAACTTGATTTTTGCCCTTATCATTAAAAAATAGACGAAATTTGATTAATTTTTTTTATCATTATACTAAAAATTGGTCAATTTTGATACATAAATTGACCAATTTTATTAATTTATTGACCAAATATTCATATTTTTGACCATTAAATTATATTTACTATTTTTTTAAAAAATGTGATGTAAAGTTTAAAAAAGTTAGTCATCATCTGATTCTTTTAACTTTTCTAATTCTTTTAAAATTGATTCAATTAGTTTTTTATCTTCTTTTTGGTCAGTTTGGCCATTATTCTTTTTTGTTATTAGATTACAGTATATATTTTTAAAGAAATTTTTTAATGTTTTTCTATTATTTTTAGGGATTAATCCACAAATTCCAAATATTTCTCCTATCCATTTTGGTAATTTTATTATCTTTTTTGTGAATTTTTTAGGTTTAGGGATTAAAATTTCTATTGGTAAATCATTAGCTTCATCAGAATCAAATGGTATATAACTTTCATTATTTTTAATTATATTTTTGATTGATTTAATTAGATTTCTTGGTAATGAAGATAAATCTTCATTATCTACTAGTCCTAATTTGTATATTATTAAAATTATAACCCCCGCCTTGAGTGATGTTGTTGAATATTTTATAATGGTTTTAGGAATTTTGGCTAATCGCCTAAAACCATTTTTTACTTTTTTCCAACATTTTCTCTAATTTGTTCTGATTGGATTTTTTTTGTTATATTATGAAGATTTTTATTTTCAATACTATAAATTTTCCATCTATCTTTACTAAGTAATGATTGATCGAATATGTAGTTAGAAGAAATTAATATGTGTGGTATATCCATTAATAAGGTTGTTCCACTTCCATACATACTTGTTGGTACTACTCCATTTTTTAAGTCTTCTATTGCGCTTAATAAGTCGATTTCGCTGTCATTTTTTGATTTGCTTCTACTTAGATCAATTATGTATATTTTTTTGCTTCCTAGGCTGTTTAAACTAGCTCTCAGTTGACTTGCAGTTCCATATGTAATTCTTCCTATTTCATCTGAATGATGGTAGTAAAGGTATTTAAAAAATGAGCTCTTTCCATTATTTCCATTTTCGTCATATAAAGCTAAAATTTCTCTGGGGTTAGGTTCTTTTATTTCACCGCTTTCATGAAATAGTTCTTTGTATATTTTTTTTTGCCATTCATACCAATTTTCTTTATTTTGAAATACTTTTAAGTCTTTTCCACTGTATCCATCGAATATTATTGGTTCACTAACTAATTTAAGTGATTGCGATTTTTTTAAAGTATTTAATGACTCATTAAATTCATTTTTTAAAAATGGTAAACAATTATATCCTTCAATTAGGTCTTTACTTACAAGGTTTTGTTCAATTAATTTTACTAATTGTCCTTTTCTTTTTCTTTTGTAAGTTGAAAATAAATATAGAAATTTTTCTTTTGATTTAAATTTATAAATATTTGATGTTGCTCCAATATTACCTAAAATTATATCAATGTTTGTTTCTATTTTTTCTTCAACTTTATTTGATTCTATTCCATATAAATTTGGTAGTTTGATTTCAATATAAAAAAATGAACCTTTATTATTCTCTGCTATAACCATATTTTTTATTTTATTGTTCTTCTAATTGTTATTAAGATAATTTGTATTTAAATACAAATTATCTTAATAACAATTATATATTAGTTTTTATTAAACTTCGTCTTCTTGTTTAGGTTCTTTATTAGTTTCTTTTTCTTTTCTAGGTCTTAAGTTTGACATGAATTCAACGTCATCTTCTGTTATATTTTCATCTAGATCAAATTTTTTTAACTTTTTCATAATTGATTCGAATTGAGTCATTTGTTGATTTTCTAAAATTGATGAATTTAATTCTAGTTTGAATTCTGTTTTTTTGCTTTCAGTTTCTCCTATACTGATATTATTAAAGTCTACGTTAAATTTTATTTCTCTATTTGGATAGAATTCTAATCCTATTGATTCATCTTCGAATTCTTCTGTTTTCTTAATCTTTGAATAACATAGAATTTCATCTGGTGTGTCTGTGTGGGCCAAATGGTTAATTTCAAATTTATATTCGAAATTTAATTGGCATGGTGAGTACACACTACTTATTGTTTGATTGTCAGATTTTCTAAATACTGATGCTCTGTTGTCACCGAAATATTCTATTATTAAAAATGTATTAATAGGCATATCCATTTTTGATTTACGTAATTCTTTTAATTCGTGTAATCTATTTAGGTGTACACCATTTTTTAATTTTTCATTTATTGTTATATACCAATGTCCTCCTGTTGGAATTGTTCTTTTCCAACTTTTCATTACAGTGCAGTATTTTTTAAATGAATCAAAACTCGTTATTCGAGTTTTTAGACTTGTATACATTTTTCTAGAAAAATGTATTCTTCCATCATCTTTTGGTGATTCTTTTCCATAAATTTCTCTTTTTGGAATTCTTTCTAGGAAGAAATTTTTTTTATTTTCACCTTCTTGGATTTCTTCTATTAAGTCTTCAATTGTTTGAACTTCATTTTCTAAATTTTTTAATTTTACTAAATGTACTATTACTTTTGCATCGTAAACTGGCATTCTATTCATAATTTTTAATTCTATAGTACTACTTAGTAATGCTGAGTAATAATTTAAGAATGCTTTTTCACTTTCTCTTGTTTTTAAATTTTTTAATTTTGTTGTGTTTATTTTATCATTTTCTTTGTTTATAATTTCATTTAGTGTACTGTTTAATGTTTTTATAATTCTATTGTTTTGCTGTATTATTGCAGTTTTATTAAATCCGTAATTTGATAATTCTATAATATCGTTTAATGTTAAAAATGTGTTTTTATCTAAAAATGCGTATCCTCTTTGATTAATACCAGTTTGTGCTTGAAGTT